TACCTCGGAAGTAACAACCACAGGAGCCAGCGCCACGCTAGGAATTACTTATAGCGGGCTATCGATCCCACTGGGTACGCCCTATGTAATTGTTGGCCGCTGTCGCGCTGGTACTACTTCTGCGTCGTTTGGTAAAGCGATGCTTCACACGACGCAGGCAAGCGGTGATACAAACATAGGAAACGCCGCGCAAGGCGATCTAATGAGTATAAACACTTGGTATGCTAGCACTGGCGGTTTCTTCCATTTCGGAATCATGGAAGGCACGGGGGAGGCGGAATATAACCCATTCGGCAGTCCGGGATCCGGCGGGGCGTGGTGCTTTACTATGCAATGGACAAACTACGCGGGATCCGGCGCTGCCGGTGCTTCTACTGATTACCTCGTGGGGAACAGAGCGGGGCCATATACGAGCACCAGTAACCAGATCTACAACGAAGAGATCACAGGTTTCAAAATTTACATAGCTAGCTCTAACGGATCTAATACATTTGGTATTAACGACGTTCACGTGTACAAATTAGCGGTTAGCTAATAGGGGTTAAAATGACAAAAAAATATTTTATACAAAAATCAACAGGAGACGCGATCTGTAACAGTGAAGGCGTTGCTATTTGGATAGACACAACGGCAGCCGCGCCCGCTGATATTGTTGCAGCCTTTGAAAAAATGAACGGATACAACGCCGGCGAATTGGAATTAAAAACAGCAAAAGGAAACGAGGGAAACCTAAGACTACCGGAACAGCCAGCGCCGCCTACGCCAGAGGAAGCAGAAGCAGCAGCAGCGGGTGAGATTCTTAAGAAAATAATCGATACATACGGCAGCCTTTCGGCAGCAGAGGCCGCGCTAAAATGATCACGCTCTGCATCATCTACATACTCACACAAATAACGGGGGCGCTCGTCCTGCTGTTGGAAATCATCCACAAAGGAGAATTATATGGTTGCCAGATGGCTCGTAAGTTCATCAGACATAGCTGAGAGGACAGTGGCAACACTTGCCCAGAGTGCTCTGGCAGTCTTAGCGGCCTCCTGCATCGAGCCCCTAGGCGTGCCGTTTTCGTGGACTCTGCTCCTTGTTTGTGCTTTTGGAGCTGCTGGCCTTAGTTTAGTAAAGAGCTCTGTCGCTTCCCAATTTGGCACAAGGTCGGGGAGCCTGCTCACACCACTCAACCGCGATCCGGCTACTGGCCGATTCACAAGCCGACGAATTACCTACTCCGAGGAGGAGACAAGCCAAGGGAGATCAGACAATGGCGACTAGTGGAAATATCAAAGGAAACGGCAATTATAAAGGGCGTCCAAAAGTGAAAAAATCAAAACTACAGAATGCGGACATCGTTGAGATCCTAGAGGATTTCTATGTGAAACCCCCAAAGGGTTCAACATTCAACAAAGGCGAGGAGATGATAATCAAGGCAGGATCGGATCCATCTGAGGCCCCTGATTTTGTTAATTGGGATTTTCTCGCCCGTCGTAATACAGTTAAAGCTAAAAATTAGGAGAAAATCATGGCAAAGACTAACGCGCTCAATGTGCGACTATATGCAGGATCGGGGACGAGTTCCAAGGATTTGAGCGGGGACGTCTCTGCTCTCACGAATTTCGGGATCTCGGCTAATTTGCTTTCAGTTTCCACGCTGGCCGATGCAGCGGAGGCCAGAATCCAAGGGAGTCAGTCGTCGACTATTGGCGTGAGTTCCTTTTTTGATACTTCCCTCGGCCATACTGTTTGGAGCGGACTCCCTACAGGTGATCAGAACGTGATGATCCCGATGCAGTCGGGAACGCTTGGGGGGGCCACGCTACACACGAAGGCCCTACAAGCTAATTACAATACATCAGGGGACGCTGGCACTAGTCCGGTGTCTTGCGAGGTGTCTTATGAATCGACAGGCGGATCGGATAATCCCGCTTTCGGCGTTTCCCTTACAGCGGGGAAAATTACAAGCGCCAGCGCGGAGAACTTGGCCGACGTAGATAACACTTCTGCAACTACTAACGGATGGACGGCCTGCCTGTTCTGCTTCTCAATTGCCTCGGGGACTATCATCGTCAAATTGCAGGACTCACCTGATGATATAACTTACACAGATCTCACGGGGGGGACCTTTTCAAATCTCAACGACGTGGGCTCTGAGATCATAGCCTCAGCATCTGGGGCCAGTGTGGCCAGATACGTCAGGGCCTCATTAACATCCACCTATGGAACAGCGGTTATAGCTGTAAGCTTTAACCGTAAATAATAAAAAAAGGAGATAAGTAAGGCAACGCCTTACTTTACATAATAACATGGCTAAAACCTCGGGAATTGGCGCAATTATAAAGGTAGATGATAGCGGATCGGTCGCTCGTGATATTTCTATAGATGTCGGATCCTACAGTCTAAATGTAGGGAACAACGTTGTCGATGTGTCCGCGATATCTTCCTCAGCTATGGAGCGGCTAATTTTAAGATCGGACATATCTATAAGCCTCACAGGGGCGGCTTTAGACTTTGGGACTAACTTGGCTCATGACGTTTTTAAGGTCCTGACAGGCGAGAGAACTGTGGAGCTCGGGCCTATTGGCTCAGGAACCGGAGATCCCAAAATTTCTTTTGAGGGCGTTATTGAGAGTTACACACCTACCACAGACGCTTCAGCCGCGAGTGGATGGTCGGCGACGATTATGCTCAGCAATGGAACAGCGCCAAGCTGGACAACTTACTAGGAGATATAAATGAGCGGGAAATTTGCGCTAACTCGTAAAAACATAAAATTAGTATTCGATGACGTTGCGGACGAGCTCCACTCTTTCGAGATTGAGGCCCGTCTGGACATCGAATTAGGCACGTTTCTCTTGTTTCAGGAGAAGCTGGCCGAAAGTGATGACAATATGACCGGCATGAAAGAGGCCTTTACCCTTTGGGCTGATGAGGTACTCCTCGGCTGGAACTTAACGACAGAGGAGGGCGAGGAAATTCCTGCTACAGTGGAGGGCTTTATGAAATTAAGCCCATCGGTAGCGAGCAGGGTAATCTCCCTCTGGAGTCAGAACGTGAGCCAGATCGACCCTTTAGCAGAGGGAGAATCTTAGAGTGGAAGGCCGTGGGAGTGGCTACCCGTAAAGATGGGACAGTCACATCCAAACCCATGATCCTCCAACAGGCTGAGATCGTGAGCGGTCTGGCTGAGAAATTTGGGGTAGCTCCTGATGATATCCTCCGGAATCATGCGGGGATCCTCCAAATGGCCCAATTGGTGCAATTGGGAAAGGATGACGCTGATAATGTCTAAATTGGTGAAATTGTGCCATTTAGAACGCTCTCAGAGCGTGCTCACGGCCCAGAAGGGACTGGATAGGTATCTCTATGCCTAATGAAGTAGTTGTTGTTGTAAAAGCGAAAGATCAGGCCTCCAAGAAGCTGAAGGGCGTGGGTAAGCAGGTCGACGGTATAGGATCCAAGCTTAAAGGTTTAGGGCCTATCGGAGGCCTAGCCTTTGGAGCCATGGCAACGATGGCGGCCAAGTCTGCCTTTGATGGGGCGATGGCGTTTGATGCAGCTTTCGGGCAGGTTCGCACGTTGCTCCCTGCTGCTAATGCTGACGCGCTTAGTACCATGAGGGGGCAGCTCCTCGAATTCGCCAAGGATTTTGGTGAGGATTCGACAATTGCAGCGAAATCCCTCTACCAAGCCATTTCAGCAGGCGCAACAGATACAGCTGAGGCGTTCAATGTTCTCGAAACTGCGGCCAAGAGTGCAGCGGCTGCCAATACTGACACGGCGACAGCTGTAACACTCCTATCGCAGGTTATGAACGGCTACGGCAGGGAGAACATAACAGCAGAGAAAGCGGCGGATATCCTCCAGCAGACGATCCGTTTTGGTATGACTACCTTTGAGGAAATGGCTGGCAGCCTGTTCCAAATTACTGGTCTTAGTAGTTCGCTTTCAATTTCATTTGAACAGCTTGGGGCTATGACCGCCACCATGACGGCAAAAACTGGAAATACATCCGTCGCAGTTACGCAATTAAAAAGCCTTTTTACTGCTTTGAGCAAGGGATCCAGTACCCTCGCTAAAACAATTAAGGCAGAATTAGGGGCCTCATTCTCGACATTATCAGGCGAGGGGATGACGGTCGTGGATGTTCTGAGAAGATTGGCCGAGAATCGTACAGATGACGCCTTCCGTGATCTGTTTACTCGTGTTGAGTCATTGCAGGGAGCTCAGGGCTTGCTGGGGGCGGCTTCAGACGGTAGGGAATTTGTGACGGTTCTCAAGGAGATGGCGGGGGCAGCGGGGGCCGTAGATGTAGCCTATAAAGCAGCAACAGACACTACATCCTTTAAATTTAAGAAGGCAATGAACGAAGTTAAGATCTCAATGCAAGAGGCAATTCTTGGATGGGCGGGCTTCCTTGATTTCGCGGCGTTTGCACTTACGAGACTAGCTCGGGACGGTGCTATTATAGGTAATGCTATCGGCGCATCAGTTAACGCTATCGATAGGTTAATTAGGGATGATCCACTTGGGCGCTGGATGCAGTCAGGTATTAAATACACCAGCGCTATAGCAAGCGCCACCCCCGCCGGGGCGTTGGTTCGTGCGTTCGGAGGTGGTCAGGGTGACCCTTTTGATAGGGAGGCTTTTGACAGGAATGAATCATTCAACAGATTGACAGAGGCGATCCCTTTCGACTGGGATAAGGCATTTAATAGATTAACAGAGGCGGTCCTCATGGACTCCACGGAAGCACCGACAACGGCAGCGATTCAAGCCGATCTTTTTAAGGACCTTTCAAAGGAGCAGCAGGACGCTGCTTTAAAATTCAACAAACCACAAGACTATCAGTCTCTACTGAAGGATATGGGGCTCTCTCAGTTATCGGCTACACGAGCTAAAATTGTTAAGGATTACGATCCAATTGGGGATGCAATTAAAGCCGTATCCTTATCAATGCCGAAATGGGGGAGGGCTGTGGGGGCCGGTGCTGACACAGTGGACGACCTGCGCCATTCAATTGCTGACTTTGTGCATACGATGAGCGAGGAAGTAGAGGGGCTTCCTGCAGCTTGGGGCGCTTCCGCCGTCCACATGGAGGATCAACTCTCCGGACTCCTTGAGGATGCACAGACTGCAGCCGACAACATGGCCACGGCCTTAGAGTTGGCCGCTACCAAGGGAGTGGATGCCTCTGATGAGCTGGAGAGGTGGCAGGGTGAATTAGTATCTATTCAGGGCGAGATGGCGACACTCACAGAGGGATGGGCTGAGAACATAGTGGCGGCAATTATTGAGCAAACAAGCCGAGATCAAAAATCTCAAGAAAAAGCAGAAAACACACGGCTAAGAATAGAGGCATATGAGCGGGCTCTCTTGGGGGTAATGGCCACAAGCATCGGGGCCACACTGTCAGAGGTAGATCCGTTTTCCGGCCCTTGGCCTAGTGGATCCTTTGCAATTGAGGCCCACGCCCGAGCACGTGCGGAAGCCGTGGCCTCTGGGCGCTTTGGAGCTACAGAAACCCAGCCAAATATCGGGATCGCTAATGAGTTTTTTAAGAAAGTAAAATCCGAATTTGAACGCTTAAAGCTCACCTTTCACTGGAAACCCGGAGATCTGATCCCAATAGGGCAGGGCTTCGCTCCCGATCCCACTGGGCCGAGTAGGGTGATCACGGCTTCGGGCCAAGTCAGAGGAGAGGGACAAACTGCTGAGGATTATGCTAGGGAGAGGGCAGAATTTGGGAGCTATCGGGGCGCTAATATTACCATCAACGTGGAGACTCTAATCGGCGAGCCTGCAGAGGCTGTTTATGGCCTCCTTAACCAAGGCAATCGGGATCTAGGGCTCCAATTGCTTAATTCTGCAGTGTCAGACTCGGATGGCCTATAATGCCAGCAGCTAAAAAATCCAATTTTCTCCGCGATAATGTCGCACTAGTTTCGTCAATGATACCTGTTCTAGCTATAATCATCGCGGGCTTTAGCTATGTTTTTTCTATGGCGAATAATGTTAGCACCTCAAAAAAAGAGATCCAAGCAATACAGGAGCAATTGGATGGAGCGGCTCGGATATTGTCAGTAAATAATTGGGGAGAGTCAGAAATTGAAGCAAGAATCAATTCTGTGGAGTACCATATTTTTGAAAATCAAGAAGCGCAGATCCTAGATATAATCACGCGGCTTTTGCTAATAGACGAAGCGATCCAAGATATTCAGGACATACAGGACGGGATCAATTTCTATTTGTACGGTATGAGCGCAGTAGAGGGAGGAGTCCAGCAGTCAATCCAGTCAATCAAGACCACGCTCTCACTACTGGATCAGTCTGTGGAGGCTGTGCATGCCGATCACCTTTATTTCGTGGACGTATTGGAGGAGATAGAGGACGAGTTTGATATTAGGCTTTCAAAGCCTCCCGATGTATATGGAGGGGGATATGGGAATTATCGCTAATTTAGAAAAAAACGACCCTCTGAGAGCGTGCTCACGGTCTGAAATAAAGGCCGCCCGTACTTTAGCACCTAGGAATTACACATGAGCCCCCAGCCTTTTGTAGCCCCTACTGTTTCGGTGCGCTTTGGGGCAGGGCCTGACTTCAGTTCCTTCGTTTTAGGCTCAGGAGCGATATTAGGATCCAGTGTTTTGGGGACTGCGCTCCCGTATACAGATCTAAGCTCAAAGGTCAGAAAGTTAGTTATACGCTCGGGGAGATCTCGCGAGCTAGCTCACTATACGGCTGCAACTACTACCGCCACATTTGACAATCAGGACAATTCTCTCTCTCCTTTTAATTTATCCGGGCCGTATAGCTCAGGCGGTAAGACTCAAGTGCTGCCGGGGAGGATGATGAAAACGGTGCTAACTTGGGACGGCATTGAGTACCCACTCAGCAAGACGACGATCAGGGATTGGAAACTCAATTATAAATTCGCGGGAATTTCGGGAACTACTGGCCAAGGTGACGGGACGAGCGTGGCAGTAGGGACGGGACTGCTGGCAGACCTGCAAAACCAGACGATCAGCCTAACAACGTCAGCAGGAAAGGCGGGGCAGGCCGTCAATTCCATACTTGACGCATGCGATCCGGCCATAACCTCCCGTAATGTGGACACAGGCCTCCACGATATGGCCAGTATTTCAGTCTCAGGGAACGCGCTGGACGCGATCCGGCTGTTCAGTTTCAGCGAAAAAATCGATATTTCAGATGTTTGGACGGATAACGAGAATGTGCTCCAGTGGGGCGGGGCTACTTCTTTAGATTCGACGGTATCCCTCACCACGATCGGAGTCGCAGGAATGCCGATCCACAAGGTTCACGTGGACATGGATAGCACTCTAATCAGGAACAAAATGACCCTAACACGGCAGGGCTCAGCCTCTCCCCAAGTGGCTCAGGACGCCACATCCATCTCAGAATTTGGTAGAAAAAGCCTAGACAAAACAGGGATCACCCTCGCGAGTGATTCGGATACCCTTAAGCTTGCGGAGGCAGGGGTGGCACTTTTGAAGGACCCTAAAGCCCGAGTGAGGCAGGTAGAATTGGCCCCCCTGTCGGCAGACACCGACGCGCTTATGATCCAATGTCTAACGCGCCAATTGCGCGATCTGATTTCTGTCTCGTGGACACCAGTAGGGGCAACGGCCCCAATTGTAGAGAAGCACCATATAATTGGGATTGAGCACATTTTTACACCTCAGAACATGCGGACCATCTGGACGCTAAACGATGCCGAGGATCGAATTGGGCAGTATTTTGTACTAGGAACCTCGACCCTACCGGCTAAGCTATCTTTTTAATTAAGGAGCCTGTAATTGGTTTTACCGTTAATCATATCGTTAAAAATTAAATTTTTAGCGCTCATCCTACTTATCTCCTTCTCCACGCTGGAGGTTGTGGCGTCGATATACTCGGCGATCCGTGTGGGGTCGTTGTAGTTTTTTATAATTGCATGCTTGATCCGTGTACGTAATGGGATAAGGTCTAGGCTGTCACTCTCGTAGATATCTCCCTCTGAGATACTTATAGGCCCCGCCGGGGTGTTAAATTCGGGCGTATCATCGAATTTGGTGACTGTTGCAAAGGGCAGGGCGGCCCTTGCTAGATTTGCCTTTCTCTGGAACCATGCAGAAATGAAGGACTCACCTGTGAGCTCTGTAGTTTCAATGTAAAAGGCGGCCCTGTGATTTGTCATCCAAGCAGAGGCCCCCATCATCGTGCTAGTGCTCTCGATTCGCTTCTCAGAATTCTTAAAAGAGTCCTTCACTACGTGCCCGATGTTTATGGTGCTAATTCCTAAGTTTCGATTAAGCTCCTGTATGGCGCTCATAAATTGGTTAGCTTGCTCTTGGTTGTTTGTGTCGCCACCCCCCGCAAGTGTGCAACTGTCACAGATAAGAACATCAATTCCATGCTCCTCGCAAAAATCCGATATATGTTGCACGTTCTCTTGCAGGGGATGGGTCTGAGGTAAGTAGTGGAAACTGTCACGATCCCAGAGTGGGCCCTCCCACTCCTTAAGTAGTCGGGCTTGGTACTTTAACCAGATCCGTTGATCATTCTCCCAGTCAAGTATAAGAACCTTATGGGGGCGGCTGATGTGATGCCCTAGCCACGGGGTTCCTGTGACGAGGTGCATGGCCATATCATGGGCTAGGATCGTCTTAAGCCCTCCACCTCGTCCAAATAATAGCGTATGCGTCTGGGCGGGGATTACCCCATCAATTAGCCATTGCTCGAAGGTGGTGGGGTCATGCTTTACGAGAGCAAAGTCCACACTGGACTCCCTCGCCTGCTCTTGTGCGCTAATTATGCAGCGGCTGGCTGCCTTACTGCATAACTGCGGCCAAGAGACGCCATCCTCATCTCCCCAGTTTTTACGGCATTCCTGCGCTAGTGTTGAGATACTGCTGGAGCTTTTAAGATTGCACGATCTAATTATAGGCGTGTTCTCGTCCTCAATTGGGCTATGGGGAGGGATAACAGTAGCCTCCGCCGTGAAGCTGTTGCGCTTACTTGATATCTGCTGAAATTTGAAAGTTACGGATCCCCGTGGTGTCGGCATAGTGACCCCAATACTCCGAGGGCCATGGTACTCGATACGAACCTCAGGGGCCTCCCATATATTGAGCTCCCCCCCTTTCTCAAAATAGTCATAAGCGTCCTCCTTATAGCCCAATTTGACCTGTACCGTTTGGATGCTTTTAGCTAAGGGCCTAAGCTTGTCTTTTAGAGTTCTCTCCCATTTCTGTCCTGCCTCATCGTTATCCCTCCAGAGCCAGATCTCCCGATCCTGTAACATCTCCAACACTTTGGGCTTATAGTCTTTTTGACTCCCTCCCCCTCCGTTTGCTAGCACTACGGCCTCGACTCCCACCTCTCGGCATTTATTAGCGGCTTTTTCTCCTTCCACTAGCAGGATCCTCATCCCTTCGCTTTCGGGCTTGAGCAGCTCCTCAGAGCCATATAGGGGTAATTCTGCTAAGGACAGGCCACCCTCGTCCTTTCCTAGTCCTTCCTTGTAATGATGGCCGGGCCTTCTCCACGCCATGGCCTTGGATCCGTCTGCTTTATTCCAGCGCAAGTGCTCAGCTATGACGTCGCCCTGAGGGCTGTAATATTCATATATGAACGTAGGGGGCGCGTCTCCTATTTTTGTCAGTGTGGCGGGGCTCATTTTTTCTCCTTCGTTTTCTGATATTTCCCAGAGGTCCAAATCAATGAGGGCTTTAATAAGATCGGCCTGCTCACATCCTGCGAAACATTTAATTAGTGTTTTCCCATTGCGTTCCTGAACACTGCACGAGGGCGCTGTGTCCTTGTGGGCTTCTCCTCGTGGGCATGTGGGAGGACACGGGGAATTTCCCGCACGCGGCGACTTTCCTCTCGCTTCCCAGAGTCGGGCCGATAATTCTCTTGCTGAATATTTTGGGGGCATAGTGGAACCTTATCGCGTATCTGGAAAGCGAAGTAGATCGGGGTATAAGCCAAAAAGGCCCGCACTGTTGCCGCAGGCCTTCACAAGCTTCCAGACTCCTTGACGGGAGATCGTAGTCCCTAAGGGCCTCCCAGAGTTGTCCAGCGCTGGGAATAGGGTGGGGAACCCCTCTAGCCCTCTCTCCTGCCATTGTTTAACCACGGAGGGGAATCCTTCAGTCGCGTCCCCGTCTCGCCTTGCTACTGCCCACATAACCCACTCACTAAGGAATCGAGCAGGCTGAACCCTAAGCCTCACGCGCTGCCGGTTTCCACGAATATGGACGACAATGCTAGCGATCAGGTCTGTCTCAACTACTCCCAAAGTGGGCCAGCTTTCCAGTTTTCCAGCTTGCATCCAAAGATCCCCCATCTTTAATTGGCGGAGAACATCATAGCGAACCGGCCCCGCTGGGGTGTTCATAGGTTGCAAAAGCAGGGAGATGAGTGCCGCGTTTCGCGTTCTGAGGAGGGGAGTCCCTCCCATTCTGGCAGCGGACCACACTAGGATCGCTTTCTCGTCTTTATTGAGCGGCATGACTCTCTTATACCCTACGGACTGGCCCCGCCACTGAGTCCAGTCCGTAGGGGGAGCATTGTGGGAGTTCTCCATATATTCCCCCAGCTCAGGCGGGGGATTTTTAAGCTCTCTTAAAAAATAAGCCTTAGCCTCCTGCAGGATCGGGCGCTGGTTTCTGATGCTTTGATCATGCTCAGACTTTAACCAGTCCCCAAAGTTTTCAAGATATTGATCTAACGCTGGCGCTAGGGTGGTCATTTGCTGCCCTTTGCCAATTGCTCACTAACGCCCTCAGTCCAGCGATCTCGCAGTTGTTCCCAGTTGCACCAAGCAGAATCTCGATCATTAGGGTCCTTTTTTCGCTGGCAACTAACTACAAGCATGTTTTTATTTTCTTGGTATGGCGAGAAACCCTTCCCAACGCCCTGCCTAAGCTTGTGAGTATTAAGATCGCAGGCCTTAGATGGGCATTTAAAAGAGTTAGGGATCGGGAGTTCTCTGAGTTCTCCGTCTGCTGGAATTTCTCCCCAGTCACTGGGAACAGCGGAGGCCTGAGCTGGCTCCTCCTCCCATGGGGGAAGGTCAGGATCTACCCTTTTGAGTTGCATCGCGTCGGCTTCCTCTGTGAGACTCCTCCCCTTTGCCGGTTGTGGCTCCTGAGAGCGTGCTGGTGGCGCGTTATCGCTTACCGCCATCATTTCCTCACGGCTGGGGCGGGGTGTGTCGCTATGGGCTAACAGGACCAATTGGCTGTTATTTATGGCCCTCCCCACTGCTGAAGTCTCACAATTTTCATAAAAGGCGGGGACGTTTTTGTTACCATGCGGCTCATCTGGGCTTAATTCCAGAGCCCAGCCCGTAGCTAGTGGGAGTTTCATTTCCAGCTCCTCGACATTCTTATATATCTCACTCTTAAAAACGCAGTAATTCCGATCCCCTGCCTCTAATGTTGTAATTATGCGGGCATCCGGAAGCGTTTTATACAGGCGCTGCAGGCGGGCCGCTACATCTTCATAGTCATCTAAGTTAAATCGTGCCATTTTTATCTCCTAAAATGTTTAAATCGTCGTAGGCGCTCCATACTATGGCGTATATACTGCCTAATTTGTTGTTTTTCTGTGCATAAGCTAACCCCTTACATCCGAAAGTGGTGCAGCTTATCGAGTTCTTTTTTCTGTTGAGGATCCAGTCTCTCCCACAATTGTAGCAATACCGCCAAGAGCTGCCCCAAGTGCCTCGCTCTATAAATTGATCGAGTCTTTTATCCATTGGCCAGCTCACTCTCAAGGTCGGCCACCTTTGCCCTCGCTTTTTCGAGCTCCTCCCTCGCCTG